TAGTTTGTAATCTTTTCGGGTGGGTTAATCCTTCGGGCTTTAGAAGATTTAGAAAAGCTTATTTAAAAATCTGTAGAAAGAATGGTAAGTCTATTTTGGCAGCGGCCATCGGTCATTATATGTTTTCAAGTGATGACGAATTTGGAGCTGAAGTTTATTCTGGTGCGACTACTGAGAAGCAAGCATGGGAAGTCTTTGGGCCTGCTCGTTTAATGGCGCTAAGAACATCTGACTATACAGACCATTATGGAATTGAAGTCAACGCCAAGAATTTAAACATAGTGGGAAACGGGTCTAAGTTTGAACCTTTGATTGGTAAACCTGGCGATGGTGCAAGCCCATCATGTGCAATTGTCGATGAGTATCACGAGCATGATACTGATGACTTTGTACAGACTATGGAAACCGGCATGGGTGCAAGAGAGCAGCCCTTGTTATTAGTAATCACGACAGCAGGCGATAACATCAGCGGCCCTTGTTACGACATGGAAAGCGAATGTAAGAAATTGCTTGATGGAGTGTTTGAAGATGAAAGAATTTTTACTTTAATCTTTGGTATTGATGAAGGCGACGAATGGACAGACCCTATCGTATTGCAAAAAGCAAACCCAAATTTTGACGTATCGGTATCAGGTGAATTTTTACTAGCTCAACAAAAAGAAGCAATCAGATCAGCAGCAAAGCAAAACGCGTTTAAACGAAAGCATTTAAATGTATGGGTGGGCGCTCACACTGCATTTTTAAACATGGAGGACGTAAGAAAATGCTCTGAAGATTTAAATATTGAAAGCTTTGTTGGGTTTAATTGTGTTATTCCAATTGATTTGGCATCCAAGGTTGACATCGTGGCAACGCCAAAAGTGTTTAGTAACGAAATTAATGGTAAGATACACTATTATTTTTTTAGCAAGTTCTATATTCCTGAAGAAACGGCGCTTGATCCTAAGAATGATCGATATCAAAAGTGGGTTATTGACGGACATTTAATAGCTACTGACGGAAACGAGGTAGACTTTAACGAAATACAGGCAGATATAAAAGACGATATGGATAAGTACGGAGCGAACGAGATTACTTATGACCCGTGGAGAGCAACGCAATTAGCCCAAGGTCTACAAACTGACGGCGCTAATATTGTTGAGTTTAGAAACACGGTTCAAAATATGTCGCCCGCTATGTATGAATTAGAAGCGGCAATAAGATCAGGTCGTTTTCATTATGATGGTAACCCTGTTATGACTTGGATGTTATCTAACTTAGTTGCAAAGATTGACGCAAAAGAAAATGTATATCCAAGAAAACAAAAGCCCGAGAACAAAATAGATGGAGTTGTTGCTTTAATTATGGCAGTAGGTCGCATCATGGTAGCCGAAGAAAAACGTCCGAGCGCATACGATAACAGAGGTATAACATATTTTGGATAAATACATAAACGATTTTATTGGTATAGCAGGGCTTTCAGCTTTTGGCTATGGCGTATGGACTATTGACCCCGCTTACTCTATGATATCAGTGGGAATAATTTTAATGTTGCTAGCTTATAAGATGTCTAATTAATTATGTTTCTTGATAAAATTAACAGGCCGGTTGCAGTTAAATCAGGCGATATTGCAAACATGTTACGCTCTCCCTCTGCTGGTTCAGGTAGCGTAGTTACTGTTGATACAGCAATGAGGCTTACAGCCGTTTATGCATGCGTTCGTGTGTTGTCTGAATCAATTGCCCAATTGCCTTTAGTTTATTATCAACGTAATGGCGACAGGAAAGAACGAGCCACTACGCAAAAACTTTATACTTTATTACATGATGCCCCCAACAATTTCCAAACTTCTTTTGAATGGCGCGAAACAAACATGGCTCATTTGTGTTTAAGAGGTAGGGCATTTTCTTTTATTAACAGATCATCAGGTGGGCAAATATTAGAATTGTTACCTTTGCATCCTGACAGAATAAAGATGACACAGAATAAAGACTATTCAATTAGTTATGTTTTTAAAGATGCTGACAATATAGATATTGACCTAAGACAAGATCAAGTATTAAGGCTTACCGGCATGTCATTTGACGGGATTAACGGCATTAGTCCTATTGAATATCAGAAACAAGTTTTAGGGATATCACTTGCAACTGATGAGCATACAGCAAAATCATTTAAAAACGGCGCAAAGATGACTGGTATTTTAAAGCACCCTACTACTTTTAAAGATGACAAGGTAGCCAAAAGGGTGCAAGAAAGTTGGGACGACGCATCTAATGGTGCTAACGCATACTCAACACCAGTTTTAGAAGATGGCATGGAGTGGATGCCGGTATCGATGACAAACAAAGACGCTCAATATATTGAATCAAGAAAGTTTAATATTGAAGACGTCGCAAGAATATACAGAGTCCCGCCTCACAAGATTGGTCATTTAGAGAAGTCAACCAATAACAACATTGAACATCAAGGCTTAGAATTTGTGACTGATTCTATGATGCCTTGGGTTGTTCGATGGGAGCAATCAATATTGCGCGACCTTTTAACTGAAAGCGAAAGGTTAAGATACTTTGCAGAGTTTAACGTGGATGGATTGCTTCGCGGTGACACTACAGCTAGAGCAGCTTATTACACTTCACTTAGAAATCTAGGCGTATTAACTCCAAATGACATATTGAAAAAAGAAAATATGAACCCGCGTACAGATTCAGGCGGTGATGAATACATAACCCCATTAAATATGGAGACTAGCGGCAATGAATAAGTATAGGAATGAAAGATCAGGTAAGGCAATAGCAAACTTTTGGGGCAAGTCTCTAAAAGATAAAGATTGGTACGCGGTCGATACTAGCGAAGGTCAAAGCGAAGTTTTAATCTATGATGTTATCGGCTGGCCTTTTGTTGATGCTAATGTATTTGCCCGTGACTTTAATAATATTCAATCAAAAGAAATAACCATAGGGATAAACAGTCCAGGTGGTGACGTGTTTGACGGTACAGCAATTTTTAACACTATACAGAATCATCCCGCTAAGATAGTAACTAGAATTGACGGCATAGCGGCTTCAATGGCTTCCATAATTGCTTTGGCCGGTGATGAAGTACAAATTGCTAGTAACGCTTATTACATGATGCACAACCCTTGGTCGTTTGCAATGGGCGATTACAACGACTTTGAGCATGAAGCTGGGCTATTAAAGCGAATAGCTGTTACACTAGCACAAACTTATAGTGATAAAACTTCTGTACCGCTAGAAGAGATACAAACTATGATGGATGATGAGACTTGGCTAATAGGTAGCGAGTTAGTAGAACAAGGTTTTGCTGATAAAGTCATAGGCGGTAAGAAAACAAATGCGCGGTTTGATTTATCAATGTATGAAAATACACCGGATAAGATCAGCGGCAAATCAGAAAAGAAACCGATTGAAACGGAAAGAGAATTAGAGCAGATACTTACGCGAGACGCTGGGCTATCACGTTCACAAGCTAGAGCCATTATTAACAATGGTTTTAAAGACGCTACGCAAGACGCTGGCAAAAACGAAAGTATAAATGCACTTAACAAACTAATATTAAAACTGGAGCACTAAAATGTCTAAAGAATTAACTGATGTAATTGAAAAGCTAGGATCATCATTTGATCTGTTTAAAGCTGAAAACGATACGCGCTTGAAAGCAATTGAAAGCCATGGTACAGCTGACGTTGTGTTGACTGAAAAAGTCGATAAAATTAATGCTGACATTACCGAGTTGTCAAAAATGAAAGCGCAACTTGACGCGATTGAAGCAAGCGGTGGACGTCCTAACGGCGGCGGCAATCAGGAAGAAGATAAAGCAAAGGCCGAGCATAAAAAAGCCTTTGGTCAATTTTTCCGCAAAGGTACAGAAGGCGGTCTTCGTGAACTTGAGGTGCAAGCATCCGCTACAACTCAATCCGATCCTGACGGCGGTTATCTTGTGCCTGAAGAAATGGACACTGAAATTACCCGCGTATTGGGTACAGTTTCATCTATGCGTAGTTTAGCGCGAGTTATTCCGGTTGGTTCTGCTACTTATAAAAAGTTGCATAATATCGGCGGCGCTTCTTCTGGCTGGGTTGGTGAAGAACAATCAAGATCGGAAACAGATACGCCAACATTAAAGCAATTAGATTTTCCAACAATGGAGCTTTATGCTAACCCTGCAGCAACACAAGGGATTCTAGATGATTCTAGCTTTAATATTGAAGCTTGGTTAGGTGCAGAAGTTGGTATCGAGTTTTCTGAACAGGAAGGCACAGCATTTATTACCGGTAACGGTATTAATAAGCCTCGCGGTATTTTAGGTTATAGCACTATTGCTAATGCTAATTACGCATGGGGTTCTGTTGGCTTTGTTGTTTCAGGTGCTTCAGGTGCATTTGTAGCTGCGCCTAACGGTGGCGATTGCTTAATGGACTTGCACGGCGCGCTTAAACCAGCTTATCGCGCTAACGGTACTTTTATGATGAATGACTTAACCGAAACAGCAATTAGAAAGCTCAAAGATTCTGATGGTGCTTATATCTGGCGCGCAGGGCTTGAAGCTGGCGCACCTAGCACGTTGTTAGGTAAACCAATTGCAGCAGATGATAACATGCCTGATTTGGCTTCAAATAGTTTATCGATTGCGTTTGGTGATTTCAATCGTGCTTATGTAATCACGGATAGAATGGGCGCTCGCATTTTACGCGACCCATACACCAATAAGCCTTTCGTGCATTTCTACACAACTAAGCGTGTTGGCGGTGGTATTCAAGATTTCGCAGCAATCAAGCTTTTGAAATTCGCAGCATAAACTAATTAACCCCGCTACGGCGGGGCTTTACTGGAGATTTAAACATGCAAGACCTACATAATAATATTTACTCACCTAGCGCGGCGGTTATTACTGTCGGAGACAACACAGCAGTTGTCTCAGGCATCACGGACAGACAAGGCTTTAACAGTCTTGAATATTTAATTGGCGCTGGAACTATCGCAGATGCTGACGCAACTTTTGCAGTATTGGTGGAAGAAGGCGACGAGGCAGACTTATCTGATGCTGCATCCGTGGCTGATGGTGATTTGTTAGGTACTGAAGTATTGGCCGCGTTTACATTTGCTGCTGATTTAGGCTCGCGCCGTATTGGTTACGTTGGAAATAAGCGCTATACTCGCTTAACTGTAACTCCTTCGGGCAATTCTGGATCAGCTCCAATAGCAATTATACCCTTGCTAGGCAATCCAGCAAACGCGCCGACTGATAACCCTTAATATATAAAGGTTTAGCGGGGCTAATAACCCCGCTTTTTATAAATATGAATAACTATTTAATATTAAAATCCTTTAAAGGTTCACAAACTGGCGCGACTACTGAACAATTTCAAGAAGGTACGGAGCGAATGCTAAGTGATGATCTAGCCGATGCGTCAAAAGGATTTATACTTCCTGTTGTTGTGGATATGCAATCAATAGTAGAAGTTAAAGAAGAAAAGCCTGATACTAAGAAAGGCACGATCACATTAAACAAAAAGAAACCTAAAAAGGCTTAATTGTAATGAATTTGACGCGCACTATTGATTCAGCATCAGAACCGGTCTCATTAAGTGAGGCTAGAAGTCAGTTAAGAATATTAAACACTGATAATGATGAATCATTGCGTTTGTTTATTGCAAGTATAAGGCAGCAAACAGAGACATTTTTAGCTAAAACATTAATAACTTCAACATGGGAATTAAAACTAGACAAGTTTGAAGAAGAAATGCTACTTCCTATGAGTCCAATTCAAAGTATTTCGTCTATTATTTATGATGATGATGACGGAATCAGCCAAACTTTAAGCGCTACATTGTACCAATTTGATAAAAAAGGCCGGTTAAAGCCTGCTTATGATGAAGACTGGCCTGATACTAGGGATCAATATGACGCGGTAACCATCACTTACGTTACCGGTGAATCTGATGCAGGACAGGTAAAAGATGATATTAAGCTTGCTATGCTGATATGGATTGCTACGTGTGATGGTAATAGAGAAGATGTAGTAACAGGAACAATAGTTTCAAGTATGCCTATAACTGCAAAAAATTTATTATCACCTTA